CACCAAGCTCCACTCTTACATCCAATCATTTCTTCGTCAGTTGCCGAGAATAATGAGATAAGTGCCGCTCTTCTGATACCACCAGCCAATACTGCATCCGCAATATGACAAACGATATCATGTACTTCGATTGGTTTTAATTTTTGACCATCTTCTTTTGAATCTAAGATTCCTTCAACTTTAATCAAACACTCTTTAAGAGGTTGAGGTCCAGGAGCTTTACCACCTGATGTGATAAGTCGTGCACCCTTTGGTCTAATATCACTGAAGTCAAATTCAATTTGTGAACCACCATAGAAATATGATTTAACTAAAACTTTGACAGCGTCAGCCCATCCTTCAATTGAATCAGCAACTAACCATCTTCTACCTCTTTCTTTATTAGGTTTTCTAATTTCAGGTAACACATCAACATGATGTTTTTGTACTGAATAACCTACACCTGTTCCACCCAAAAGTAAGAACATGATTTCAGAGAATACTCTCCAATCATCAATAGGTGCGAAGGCACAGTTGTAAATTCTGTTGGGTGAGATTTCGATTGGTTTTCCTGCGAATTGCATTGACCTCATCGATGGAAGAACTTCTTTTCTGTAAACATACATGTAGTTCTCTCTAATTTCATTTTCCAACTTTGGATATTGCTTAATATGCATCTCCATGTTTCTTGTGACTAACTCTTGCCACGTTTCTCTTCTTTTTAGTTCTGGAATATACTTTGCGTATTTCATATACACTGTGATATCCGATAAAATTCTGTTTGAAATGTCCATTTTGTAAATTTTTGGGTGTAGATATTTTATTAAAAAATCATCGATTTTTATGATAAATATGTGGTCGTACAC